GCCAAATCTAATTAAATCCGAGGTAATCTAATGTCTTTTTCAGACTTAAAGAAGCAATCTTCTCTTGGTTCGCTGACCCAGAAACTGGTTAAGGAAGTAGAGAAGATGAGTTCAAATACCAATGCCGATGAGCGTCTCTGGAAACCAGAGGTAGACAAAGTTGGTAATGGTTATGCTGTTATTCGTTTCCTACCAGCACCAGAAGGGGAGGATATTCCCTGGGCAAAGATGTATTCACATGCATTCCAAGGTCCTGGTGGATGGTATATTGAAAATTCACTTACTACTACTGGTGGTAAGGATCCTGTATCAGAGCACAATCGTGAGCTCTGGAATAGTGGTAATGAATCCGATAAGGATGTTGTTCGTAAGCAAAAGCGTAAGCTGTCTTACTATGCAAACATCTATGTTGTAAAAGATCCTACTAATCCTCAAAATGAGGGTGGAGTATTTCTCTACAAGTTTGGTAAGAAGATCTTTGATAAGGTTATGGAAGCAATGCAACCAGAATTTGAGGATGAGAGTCCAATCAATCCGTTTGATTTCTGGCAGGGTGCAAACTTCAAGTTGAAGATTGTGAAGAAGGATGGTTATTGGAACTATGATAAGTCAGAGTTCGATGTAGTATCACCTTTGCTAGAGGATGAAGATGCATTAGAAGCACTCTGGAATAAAGAGTATTCTCTTGCTGCAGTTACTGCTCCAGATCAATTCAAGTCCTATGAGGATTTGAAGAAGCGTCTTGATTATGTTCTAGGACATAAACAACCTGCTCGTCCTCGTTTTGATGAGGAACTGGAAGGTGAGAGTGATGGTCGGGGAACATTTACTCCTGACTTTAAATCAAAGGCTCCTACTCCAGTAGCAACTTCTAGTGAAGATGAAGATGATGCTCTTAGTTATTTCCAGAAACTTGCTGATGAATAGTTAAGAATAAAGTTTAATATTTTCTGCTTTTTTAAGGGTTCCGCTTACATATTGAGTGGAACCTTTTTTATATCTCATTATAGATGTCATATCATCTTTTACTACATGTATATAATCTGATTTGAGTAAGAAGATGTTTCTTTTCTCATCTTCTTTTTTCATTTCATATTCATAGTTAGTAACGGGAGTTGTAATGCCTGATTTTGTTTCTAAACTATTAATCATCCAATCATAGAAAGTTATTGAGAAATCAGATTCTACTGTAAGACCTTCTTCAACCATTATTACACCAGTACTATTTTTTACTTCAATTGTTTCATAATGATGGACTTCATTAAGTTTTTCATAAGATTCATACTTATCTAAAAGATATCGATCAAGTTCAAATTGTTGCATTGGCCATTCAGTTTGAATATTCAAAATATTATTACTAAGAAGAACTATCCAATCTAAGGATGAATCATTATATACTTTATATGCCACATTGTCTGGTCTTTCATTACCTTGAACTTGATATTTGGTGAATAATGTTAAGTCTTGAAAAATATCTTCTTTTAAATAACCTTTTTTAAAAAGATTTTTTACAGTAATATAATCTGATATCTTAGCATCAGGAAGACGGCTAACATATTCAAAATTGGGAATTTTATTAAAATAATTTGACATAATTTATTTATGGTTTCTTAACTCCACTACTGTATCGAGATTTATTCCCTCCCTGTCCTCCTACTGGACGTGCTGGTGTTGGTGCTGGTGTAGATGCTTTTTGTTCTCTAAAGTTAAGATCGGCAGGGAATTCACCTTCACCAGAATCATAATCACTATTAAGAACAGGTTGTAGTTCTTTGAATTGCATTTGTATTTCGTATGAATTCATTACACCATCTTCATAGGTTGAATAGTTATTTTCTGGAGTATAATTAACAATGAAGTTTTCTAGGGCACATTCTTTAAAACTATTTAAGAAAGGATGTTCTCCTTCACCTCTATAAAGATATTTGAGTTGAAAAGTATGAGGAGACTTAAGGAATAGGAGATCTCCATCAGTTCTAGGTGCCATTCCTTGTTGAAAGAATCTAATAATTTGAATTACTGCCTTTGATTCATCTTTACTTCTTGGTGATAATCTAAATCTAAAATTAAAAGGTCTTAAGGTAGGAGCACTGAATAATAATTCCATATTAGGATTCATTATTGCACCCAGTCCTCTTCCTAGAAATGTATTTCCATCTTTTCCTATTGCAGCAGCAGCAAAGTACTTTGGAACTAGATCTTTGAGTGCGCCGGTATTACCTTGTGCTTGTTTTACAATGTTTTCTATTGCCGCCTGGGGCTTACCTTGGATGGCCTCATCGGAGAAACCTGCTGCCATCAATTCAAAAGGATTAGCTGAATCTTCATCCCATTTTACTGCATTGGTAGATTGAATTCCTCCAGGAATGGGAAGCATTACTGATCCTATAATGTCTCGCTTTGAAGTTGAAGGTCTAGTTCCAGCACCTGACCCTACTCCTGGCGTTAGACCTCGCGCCACATATTCCAACATTTGGAATTGAAGTACATCTTGTTGTGTAGATCCAATTGAGAGTGGATATATAAGAGGTTCTTTTCCTTTAGCTCCTGGAAATTCGGTTCTAGAAGCTGTTCCTGTAGTAGGAGTACTAGTAGTACTAGTAGTACTAGTAGTACTAGTATTGGGGTCAGTAGTAGGTGGGGTGCCCGTATTTGAATTAGATATATGTTCTGTGAGTTTAGTAGCTTCTGCTTCACTTACTGGTTGAAATCCTGTAGCTTTAGATCCATTATCCATAAGATCTTTTTTTGCTGCTAATTGTGCTTTTTTCAATCCAACTTTTGTACCCTCAGGAGATGCAAAGTATTGTTGTTGTGGAGCATTAACAGGTTTTTGTGTTAATAAATCTTTTACTGGTATAAATTTTTTATTTTTATCCCATTTTCCAATATAAGTATCAGTTGCTCCAAGAGGATCCAACAAATTTCTTTCTTTTATTTGTGTTTCGCCAGTCTCCTCATCATACATTGTGTAAAAGTCTCTATTTTTTATACTGTCTGGAGCAGTAGGCCCTGGTTTCCAGTTAATATCTCTACTTCCAAGTAGATTATCAATAGGACCTGTATAAATCGGCATCTTTACGATCTTTTATTTATTTAGGAGGAATTTACCATATTGTAATGCAAGTAACTCATCTAGTTCCTGAAATTCTACTACATGAAGTTTTCCTTGTATTTCTTCCCATGTATAATTCCTATAATCTTGCCAGTGGAAGTTAATTCCTCTGAATCCCCACTTAAATATATCTATACAGGTAATAAGTGGATGTTGGTCATAATCAATATTGGGAGTCTTGGGAGTATAAACAAAGGTATAGAACTTTCCGGGTTCAGGATATAATACTTCTATATTAAAGAGTTCCATAATAAGAAGCATAATCTCTTCAGGATCAGTAGTATTTTCTGCTTCAACTCTTCGTTTAAGTTCTTCTACTCTTGCTGTGGGGTTTTGTTCTAAGTCTAGTTCTTGTTCTATATTACTTTCAAACCCAAAAGAATCTGTCATTACTTAATACCTAGTTCGTTTTCTGTAATGATTTTAAATTCAATTCTTCTATCCTTACACCATTCATTTGCTGCACTCCATTTAGCTTGATTAACGGAGTAAGTTTTCATTTCATAGAGGTAAGATTTTGACACTCTTTTCTTTTTGATAGGTGGTTTGGTTTGTCTTTTGGGCTTAACTTCAATTACATATGTTTTGACTTCACCATTACTTTCTTTTACTTTAATAATAAAATCTGGGAAGTAACGATGAGTTTTATTATCTATGGGTGAAAGGTATGGTATCCAAAACTCTTCACTACCCCATTCTAAAATATTTTCATTAATATCACACCAGTTACAGAATTTTCTTTCCCATGTACTACGACAGATAATATTAGTAGCATCACCCTTATATTTCTTTGGTTTAGTGGGTTTAAATAAACTCTTAATACTTTCTGCCATTATCTTGGCTACATAATATATAAGATCAAATAGTATTTATAAATGGCTCTCTCGGGGTTCACTCAGGCATTAGAAGATCAATTTAATAATAGTGGTGGATTGGGTGGATTGTCTCAAAGAATATTCGGCGTTAATCCGGGCAA